CTGCTCGGGCGTCTCGTCTCGTGCCACGAGGTAGCCGCCATCGCGACGGATGGAGGGGAGAACATCGTGGGTGACCCAGCGCTGAAATGGCTTGGCCTCTTTCTTGCGAGAGGAGAGCACGAGGCGGTAGATTCCCGACTCGTTGACGGAAAGCAATAGCTGCTCACCGCCAAGGGTATTACTTGAAGTAAGACCCTTTTCGTCATCGTCAAGTCTCATAAGCGCACGGCTTGCATTTCCAAGCCCCAGCGCGTCGCACACGTCAGCCGCCACGAACCACGGCTCACCATCTTTCATGGTCGCCCGCAGGCGCCCGAAACGCTCGTTGTTAAACACCTGTATACTTGTATTGTCCATATGTGAGCCTCCTTGACTCGTGGGCGCGGCCCCGCGTGTGCTAGCACGTAGGGGCCATCTGCTATTGCTAGCTTGCGTAGTCGATTGCCTCCTCTTTGGTGATAAAAAAGTGGATGCCGTGCGAGCACTCGTCCCAGCGGTCTTCGTCGAAGCTGTCAGGGGTGACCGTCTCTCCTACGTGGTAGACGAAGTCCTTGTCGTAGCTCGACTTCGTCGATTCGACCGGATTGCCATCCTCGTCGGTGATGCTCGTCACAACGGCCTTGTCGCAGCGGCACTTGCGTCCCGTCGCGTTGTTCCTGCGGGCGTCGGCTGGGATGCGTAGCTCAATCAGCCGTCCACACGCCATCTTCCAGCCGACCAGCTCGCCAGCGGGCAGAATCGAGGTCATGGCGCAGACGAGGGGAGATGTGTCCTTGGCCCCGCGCAGGTCGGCCCCGCGCAGGTTTGCCTCGCGCAGGTCGGCCCCGCACAGGTTCGCCCCGCGCAGGTTCGCCCAGCGCAGGTTCGCCCCGCACAGGTCGGCCCCGCGCAGGTCGGCTCTGTACATGTTCGCCCCGCACAGGTCGGCCCCGCGCAGGTCGGCTTTGTACATGTTCGCCCCGCACAGGTCGGCCCCGCACAGGTCGGCCCCGCACAGGTTCGCCCTGCGCAGGTCGGCCCCGCGCAGGTCGGCTTTGTACATGTTCGCCCCGCACAGGTCGGCACGCTCTCCCCCATCCTCGCCATCGAGCCACTTCTTGTGAGCGGCCAGGATATCGTCAAGCTCTTTCTTGTTCATGTGACATCTCCTTCTCTTCTCGCACGCCGCGCATGACGTGCTTGCTTGTATCCGTGCACCTCGCGACTATTGCCGCCATGGATTCCGCTCGTGCGGTGTCCGTCGAGCCTCGTAAGGCTCCAAGCCTCTGCTAGTGTCCCCGCCTCTCGGCGAGGTTTCCCGCGTCCATGGCTAGCTTCGGGCGACTTGGTGCATCCCCGGCGCACCGGGGCGGTACTGGTGGATTAGTCGGTGGCTCGTACTTCCATGGACGCGACCCAGCGCTCTACCTCTGACTCGCGGATGCGCCTACCGCGTGAGCATCCGTGCGGCACGATCGTCGTGATATCGCCGCGTGCTATCGCGTCATAGATGGTCGTGCGCGGTATCTTGGTCTGCTCGGACACCTCACGGATGGTGTACGTGCGCTCCATGGTCAGCCCTCCTCTCTTACAGCGACGTGTTGCGGATGGTGCTAGTTAGTGCTTACGAGTTGGTAGAGGTCGGCCATACTCAAACCAAGCTCTTTGGCGAGGTCGTGAGCCTCGCGAAACGAGAGTTCTCCCCTGCCACTCGTCTTGTAGTTGAGCGTGGCGGTGGACTTTACCCCTATAACCTTTGCAAGCTGCTTCTTGGTGATGTGGCTAGTCTCTAGATGAGCACCGACTACTGCTGACAAAGAGTCCATGTGGTACCTCCAATCTGCAATCTTTGTTGCGTATCCTTAACACGCATTACATGTTAATTATTCTTAACAACGATTGCAAGACGAATTTTGTATTTCTTTTTTTTGGGCCAAAAAGTGAAGAATACTTAACATACGTGCGCAATCGTGATATGCTAAGTCTGCTTAACAAGCCCAGCTAAGGAGGTGAGGCAATGTCATTTAGACAGGCTATGGATAGGAGAATGGAAGAGCTCGAAATCAAGCCCATAGAGCTTTCAAGGCGGTCTGGTGTCTCTCGCGCGTACATATCGATGTTGGAGCACGGCAAGATTAAAGAGCCATCCTTTGAATTCGGGCGGAAGATTTCAGAGGCGCTTGGTCTTACGATGGATGAAATGGCTTCGAGGGCTTACGACAAACCAGAACACTAGTTCTAGTGCAGGACAAAAATACCCCGGCCCGATTTTCTGGGCTGGGGTAAGTCTGGGAATATCGTCTTGTCCGAGTGGTACGCTATGCAATATTTGCATGCTTGTTGCAATTGTGATGTGTATGGTAGAGAGGAAGAGTCATGGGGCTGTTCAAAAGCGAAAGCACAGGAAAGCATGCCACTAGCGGGCTTACCGCAAAGGAACAGAAGTCCATTCGCAAGGATCATCAGAATCAAGAGAAGGAACTAAAGAAGCAGCGTGCGGCGGAGTGGCAGGACATTCTTGCAGCGCGACGCGACGAGTTCATCGCCGATAACACCATCGGGAAGATTGCCATCGACAACGAGCACCGCCTATTCCGCGTGGAGATGGGATTGAAGTCCTTGCGACTTGTCGCCTCCTTTGACGAGCTGAAGGGGTACGAGCTCTTCGAGGATGACGCCTCAGTGACGAGCGGTGGACTTGGTGGTGCCGCCGTTGGTGCCGTTGCCCTTGGTGCCGTTGGCGCCGTCGCGGGGTCACTTGTGGGAAAGAAGAAGCAGCGTCCCACGGTAAGTCGGCTCACGCTCAGGCTCGACTTCGATAGCACGTACATGCCGTGCTACATGGTCAACTTCCTGACGAGCGAGACGAAGAAGGCGAGCTTCACATATCGGACGTTCTACGACTTGGCACAACAATCGATATCAGCGCTGGAGATGATACTCAAGGAGACAGGCCCCACCACCACGGCCATAGTCACAGCCACCGAAGAAACTTCCACAGGCGACCCCGTGGACAAGGTGAAGCAGCTCAAGGAGCTACTCGACATGGGAGTGATCACGCAAGACGAATTTACTGCAAAGTCGAGACAGCTTCTGGGCTTGTGAGGATATAGCCATGCCACGCCACAAGCAGCTACGGGCCGACTGGGGCTCTGTCACCGAAGTCGAGAAGGGCAAGCGCTACCGTCTGCGCTACTGGGCCACCAAGGACGGCACCTATCAGCGGTGCTCGGATACCGTGCGCGGTACTCGCAAGCAGGCGTACGACCGTCTCGCTGAGCTGAGGGTCACACATACGAGCGACGCACCCTCACCCACCCTGCGGCAGTGTTACGAGTGGTGGTGGCTTCCTAAGGCGCAGAAGCGCGTCGAGGACGGAGACCTGGCACCTTCGACCATGCGGGTTTACGAGGGTGTCTGGCGCAACCACGTGGGGTCGCGCTGGGGCAATGCTCCGATAGAGTCAATACGTCCACTCTCCTTGCAGGAGTGGGTGGACGGGATGCAGCGCGTCGCAGCAATGAGGGCGGTGCAGGTGATTTCGCAGACGTTAGACCTTGCCGTGCGCTACGAGCGCATCGATCGTAACGTCGCGAGGGTCGGGATAACCCTGCCGTCCGCGTCAACCACCCACTCGCGGGACGTGAGCATATGGTCGCTTGACGAGCTGGGGACGATATCCCGCGCCATGGAGGGCGATTGGATGGAGGCGGCGTACATCCTCGCGGCCTACGGCTCGTGCCGTGTGGGCGAGTCGTTGGGCGCGAGAGTGGACGACCTCACCATGCGTAGGGTGGACGGCGTGGACGTGGCCGTGGTCGCCATCAACAAGCAAATCACCGACGCCCATGCGCTGTCGCACACGCTCAAAAACCCGCAGAGCGTCCGCAGCGTCGTGATACCAGGGGCGCACGCCCTGCGACTAAAGGCCATAGCTGACGCCAGCGCGGACGGATGGCTCACGTCAAGCGGGGTGCTGGGCTACGCATGGTCTACGCAGGTGCGTAAGGAGTGGGCTAGCGTGCTGTCGCGTGATGGCCTGCCCGACTTCCATCCCCTAAAGCAGCTCAGGCCGTCATGGGAGACCTACATGCGCTGGTCGCTCCACGTGCCACCATGGATGACCGAGAAGATGATGGGCCACATCGGAGAGGGAGTCACGGGGCGCCACTACGACAAGCCAGACGTAGAGCTCTTCGTGCAGACCGTCGTTGCCGCGTACAAGGCAAGGCCATATTAGGGACGATTGGGGACGTGAGAAGATTATGCAGCCAGTTTACCTGCCGCTTTGCCATCAGTCCGAGTACGACGGAAACTCTCTTGGTTCTCCGAGTAGTACACGCAAGTCCAGTACCAGCGGGTATACGTCCGACAAGTCCCATAAACCCAGCTATTTCGGCGATTAGGGACGCGCTAGGGACGCGGAATCGCCATCGCGCGGCCTTGCCGCTCGGGGGATGGATATCTCCACGAATCACCGGCACAGTAGTCCACCGCGACGATTTGCGGGCCGCTAACAGCCTCGTGTCAAGCCGTCTACCTGCGAATTTGTCGGGGCCAACAAAATTGTCGCGAACGCAGAAAAAGCCCCCGCCCAGCGCCGAAGCGCCAAGCGGGGGCCAAGTCTTGTATCCAATCAAGCCGTCACGCCACGCGCCGATGCCAGCCGCGTGCGTCCCTGTGCCACTCCCCCGCGACGTGCGGCGTCCGTGGGCACGGGACCATGACGGCATCAGAGATTGTCTTGCTCGTGAGCCTGTGGTCGCACGTCAGGCAGCGGTACCGGCGGCTCAGCATCAGTCCGTCCGCGCTGCGCCACGAGTCCACGACGCGCATCAGCTCGCCGCAGACGGGACAGCGCATGCGCTCGCCGCGGGTCATTGTCTCCACCACGAGACGAGCGGCACCACGACCATCACCAGCAGTACGGCAGCGACGGCCACGGCGCACCAGTCCACGGCCATCACTCCCAGCCCTGACGCTGCAGCTCAGCCGCGACGTTGGCCGCAGAGCGGCACCTGTCGGGGCCGAGGTCACCGAGCGGGCAGGTGGCGCAGATGGGGGCGCGGGCCGACTCGTGGCAGTCAAGGATGCGCTCGATGAGACGGGCGATTGCCATGACGCCCATTACAGGTCTCGCGGGTGGTCGGCGTAGAACTTGTCCAGCTCCTCGGAGCCGTCGTAGACGGCCTCGGCGAACCGAGACGCCCAAGGCGCGCCCTCCTCGCCGAAGTCGAAGACCGGAATCTCCCCGGGGCGCGCGGACTTAGCCTGCTCGCAAAGCTGATAGGCCATCTGCACGGAGGTCATGGTGTCGGGCTCGTCCAGCCAGTGCAGCTTGGTGCCGTCGAACCAGACCATCCTGCCCTCTTTGTTGTAGTTGCAAATGAATTCCATTTTGTCCTCCGTAAGGTAAGTGATCGTCGCGCCCTCGCAGAGCGCGAGCCAGTCGGCCCGAGAGCCGTAGAACCTGTCCATGTCGAGGTCGCCGCCGTAGCCGTCGAGCCTGCCCGTGGAGGCGTACTGCCTTACCGCGCACGAGTACGACCCCTCGTTCCACGGGCTCGCCTCGTAGCCGTAGACGGGCGCGGAGCTCGCGTACTGCGCCACCCACAGGTGGGCGTCGTCAACCCCGAGGCCGAAGGCCACGGACGCGCTCGCGTACACCAGCGGAGTCACGCCCGTCTGAGCCTTCACCTCCGCGCAGAACTCGGCTATCCACGCGGCATCGTCTCCGGAGCCGAAGAGGCTGTTGCCGTAGCCCTCCCAGTCGAGGAAGAGCGCGGCCTGGCCGAGGTACGGCCCTGCGGCGGCAAGGAAGTTGGACACCTCGTGCGCCACGGTGTTGCCCCGCGCGTAGTGGTAGAGCCCCAGCAGCTTGCCCGAGCCGAGCACGCCCTGAGCTTGTGCCGTGAGGTACGCGCTGGTGTAGGTCGTCCCCTCCGTGGCCTTGACGATCACGAAGTCCGCGGGCACGGACGCCGTGTCGATGTAGCCCTGCTGGCCCGATATGTCGTAGCCGTCGAGGCCGGACGAGGCGAGGGCGCCACGCGGCATCGAGAGCATGGCCGCGAGAAGGGCAGAGCCGCCCACGAGCGAGCGCCTTGTGATGGTCGGGTCCATCCTATGCCGCCGTCCCGGTCGAGGTCGAGTCGTCGGACTTGTCCTCCACGGTGAGCTTCACGCGGGCGAGCGCGTCGAGGACCTTGGACTTGACGCCGATGGCCGTGAAGAGCAGGTATGCCGTCTGCGTGCCGCCCACGAGGGCCACGGCCACGGCAGGGATGTCGGAGAGCGGGGTCCCGCTCGTGATGACGTAGGCCACGCCCGCGACGAGGCAGACGACGATGGCCACGGCCTGCTTGACGTGGGCGTTCCACGACTCGCTCTGGCAGAGGGAGACGACGAACGGGAGGATTACCGAGATTACTACGATTGCCGTTCCGTTGATGATGGTCTGCATGTGATGTTTCCTTTCGTTGGGATGTCTGCGGTCCTATGCCGCTTCTGGTGGTGCAGTTGGTAGCTCGTCTATGTCCTCGGCGTAGTCCTGCATGACGCCGTTGGTCTGGCCGCTGCTCGCCACAAGCTGCTCGTAGATGTCATCGGCCGCGTGCCACTGCAGCCGCTCGTCGTAGCTCGCCCATCCCTTGGCCACGAGCCTGTCATGGTCGAGGAGGAGGTGGTCGCGCATCTCGAAGACGTTCGCGGCGTCGGACAGCCTCTCGTGCCTGGTACGTGCCGACTTCGCCTCGGTCAGCTCGTCGTGAACCGCATCGAGCGACGTGCTCAGGTCCGAGACGGATTTGGTGAGCTTCCCTATGGCATCGGCTTGGTCGGTCTGGGCCGCGTATGACCTCCTTATCTCGGTCACGACATCATGTATCTTCTTGACGGTATAGCCAGCCAAGGCGACTGCTCCCCATTCGAGCACCGATAGGATGATGGGGCTTATGTCCACCGGCCTCACCTCCTACCCTCGACGCGGTCGATGATTATCTCGGGAGTGGCGTAGTACGCGTACAGCGCCGGTTGGCCGTTCGACAGGTTGAGCGCGTAGTTGGCGGCCTTGTTCGAGTTCGTGATGGAGGTCCCTGAGACCGCGACACTCCTCGTCTTCACCCACAGGTTGGGCTCGTCGAGGTACATCAGGTACAGGCCCGCCTGCCATCCGTTCGGCGAGTGCAGCGTCACGGAGCTTGCGATGGCCCCGTAGTGGTAGAAGATGGTCATCCACTCGAAGTCCGCCGCCGTCTCCGTGAGCGTGACCGTCCCCGTGGTCGCCGGCCCGCTGAACAGCACGACGGGCTGGATGGCGTCGGAGAAACGGACGTCCGTCACCTCCGCGCCGGGGATGAGGTACCTGTCCGCCATAAGGCCGATGCGGTCGTACGGGTCCCCGGACGACGGCACGAAGTGCTGGATGGCCAGGCCGTTGGACAGGGCCGCGTCGTTCGTGAAGTCCTCCAGGCCGAGCACCACGGAGCACGGCGTCCTCTCGTCCGCCCCCACGTCCGCCATGATGTAGACGTCGTTGCTCCCGTCCTTGCTCTGGCCGTAGATGCGTAGGTGGTCGGCACACATCCTGATGGTGGCGGTGATGCTGTTCTTCCCGAGATCGATTGCGTCCTCCGCGAACCTCGCAACGCCCGTGAGCACGCCCGAGAGCATCTTGAGGATGGAGAAGCTCCCGTCCGTCCCCTGCCGCGTGACGCTCGTGCCGTCGGCGTAGGTGGTGCCGTCTGCGCTCTTGCCGACGTCCACACCGTCCTCGGTCTCGCGGATGAGCTTTGAGAGCGATGCAGCTGCGTTCGCAGCGGCGACCGCCTTGTTGTAGGCCGCCTTCGCCGCCTCGTAGCTCGACGACAGGCTCACATCCGAGTATGCAAAGGTACCATCGCTGAAGATTGTCTCATCTGTAAAGTAGAGACTGTTGGTGCTTCCCTCGGTATAGGAGGGCTCGGTTGTGGTCCATGAGCTGCTAGGCGGGCTTGTCGTGGGCTTTGCGGGCGTTGCTAGCGTTGAGGACTGCAGCAGGTAGTAGCGCGCGGTGGAGGCGACGTCGTTTATGGATGCGACGGTGATGGTGCCGGAGGCCTTAATCATAGAAGCCCCCCCCCACGATTGTGTGAACCGTAGAGTAAATATCAGGGCTTTTGTCATTATTTGACTGCACAGTAAGTGTGAATATGCCGTCAGCGGAAGCAGCTACTGCATAAAATACAGGCGACCACGCACCTAACTTGTTACCATCAGTGCTATCTCCCCCATCAGTTGTTGTTCCTTCTTGTCCATTACCAAAAATATAAGAGCCAAGTATGTTCCCGTCTGGGTCACGTACTCGTGCAATGGCACTTTTTACAACTCCTTTAAGATACATAGACAGAGTAAGATCCGCGGCTATTGTCCACTTACCGTCACTAGGGACGGTCCAAGACGCAACCTCAGTTTCTGTTTGCGCTTGGCTACGGGAGACAATTAAATCAGCCATAGGCTATCCCTCCAGCTGAGCCACATAGGTTGCCTTGCCTGTGACATCTCCCGCGTCAATCGTCAAGGTTTGGCCAGTAGCGGCAGCCGTGGAAGACCCATCTTTGTACCATTTGATGGTCCCGAGCGCGGTGAGGGCGGCACCTGTCACCTCGGCCCCCGCTTGATAGACGTGAGCGGTAAGCACCGTGGCGATGGATGAGTTTTTAAAGATGAGCCCGTTGGAGCTGGTCACCACGAGCGTGAGCGCATCGGCGCCCGCCGCACCGGTCGCCCCCGTCGCTCCCTGTGCCCCGGTGGCCCCCTGTGCGCCCGTGGCACCGGTCGCGCCCGTCGCGCCCATCATGCCGACAGAGTAAGCCGTCGAGGTCGTGGCGTCGCTGTAGGTGATGACAGTCTTGGTCCAGAGGTACTGGCTTGCGGATACGGACGGGACCGTGGCAGACCACGTGCCCGTGGGGGCCGTGGTGCCGCTCGCGCTCGCCTGGTAGGTGACGTCGGTCGAGGATATCCCCTTGCCCGTGGCACCGGTGGCACCCGTCGTGCCTTGTGCGCCCCGGAAGGCGATCGAGAAGCTGAATGTCTTGTGGATGGTGATGTCCGTGCCGACGTGCACGGGGACGTCCACGGTGCCCGCTGCCGCGACCGTGGCCGCGAGCGCGATGGTGAGCGTCGGGGACGTGGCGTCCGTGTCCTTCGTGACCGTGACGCCCGTGGGGGCGACGACCTCCGATAGCGTCACGCTCGCCGCCACCTGGTCTGCCCCCAGCATGGCCACGACCTGCGTGGTGGTGCTCTGCGCCGTCCCGAGGGTGGAGGTGGACCCCACGAAGGTGTGTGAGTCGTTGGTCAGGAGGACGTTGTATGCGTCCGTGACGTCCACGATGGTCGCCTGGTTTACCGCTTTTACCGTCATTAGTCATACTCCTAGTCTATGGATTTAGTCCACCACTACCGATGCCTCGAAGCTCGTGCGGGCGTCCACGTCCGCGGGCGAGACCGAGAGGGAGAAGCCGTCGTTGCTGAGCCGGGCATCCGTCGAGAGGATGGCCGACCACCCGTCCTCGTCCTCGCGCTGCCAGCCCCACTCGATGCGGGCCGTCGCGCCGAATGCGGCCGTGAGCCCCGCCTGATCGTCTATGCGGTTGCCGCCCGGCTGGAAGACCGAGACCTGCAAGGTGGTCGAGATCCTGTCCGATTTGAAGACGAGGCCATGGGTCGAGGTGATGGTCACCGTCGCGGCGTCCTTGGCCACGTCCGTCACTTCGACGGATATGCCGGCGCAGGGCGCCGAGACGTTGTGCCTGGCGGTGCCGTCCATGGCACATACGTCATCCTCGCTCGTGGCCGTCACCGAGACGGTGGCACCGACGGCGACATCCAGATAGGTCGCGCTCCCCGCCTTGGCGAGCTGAGCGATTCGTGCGCCGCCAACGAGGATGTTTACGCAGTGGAAGTCGGCGGGGATGCCGCCCGCGAGCGTGCCGTCCCAGGATACGTGCACCGAGCCGTCACCGCTCCATGCGGCTATGCCCGTGGGGACGCCTGGCGGCGTGGTGTCGCCGACGTGCGTGGCGGTCGTGACCGAGGTGCCCGTGGCATCGGTGCCGAGCACCGGGCCCGTGATCGTCTGCGTGCCGTCGGCGTTGTGCGTGACGGTCGAGCCGGTGGGCCTCGTCTGCTGCGACGCGGCCTGCGAGAGCGCCGTCGCGGCCACGCGCGCCATCGCCTCGCCCGTGCTCATGAGCGACCTCGCCTTGCGATGTATCATGTGCGCCCCCCTCTCATCGGTAGACCGTGGGGTCCTGCCACGGGTCGGCCATCTGGTCGAAGGTGAGCGTGGCCATGTCGCCCTGGTCGCCCGCCATGCTCATGAGCCGCATGCGGTAGGTCCCGTCCGGCATGTACGGGTGGTCGCGTATATCCACGTCCACCATCTGTCCGGGCCAGACCTGACCGAGCGTGATGCCGCCCACATCGGCAAGCGAGACCTTGCCCGTGATTTGGACGAGCGGCACCTTGCCAGCGGCCAGTGCCGCGTCCGTGTGCGAGCGCACGAGGTCTGCGGAGTCGCAGTCGGAGTCTGACGCTGTGGACTCGATGAGCGGCCACGGGTCCACCTGCGTGCAAAGGCTCAAATCCTCGGAGAGGTGGCAGATGGTCGCGGCGTCAGAGCCAGAGCCGGTGCCGTAGACGCGCATGACCGGCGCGAGGTTGGTAACCTCCACGTCCTCGATGGTGCCGCCTCCGGCGAAGGTCGTGAGCGTGGGGACGATGCCGGACTGGGCCAGGTACGGCTCCGAGTCCGAGCCAGCCTCGAAGGACAGCCGCACGTGCTGCGAGTCCGCCCAGACTGGGCGAAACTGGAAGTCGGGGCCACCGTTGACATTGGCTACCTTGGTGGCGACGGCCTGCCATGAGAGGTTGGCCACGTCGTAGGCGGGATACGTTCGCTCGTGGCTCCCCGACTCCCCCACGTACTGCCAGTCTATCGGCAGCGACCCTCCCGGCTTGGCGCTCGTGCACAGCTCGCCGAGGCTTGCGAGTATCCCGCGCAGAGACATGCCCGAGTAGCTTATCGCGTCGGTGCTCGTGGAGCCTGAACCAGCCCCGAAGACGCCCTCGCGCACTGCGATGCGTGACCCCATCAGGGCGAGCGGCGAGGTGAGGTCGAAGCTCACGTCGTCGCCCGTCTTTGTCTCCCCCATCATGCCCCACACGATCGGCACGCCCATGTCCGAGCCATCGTCCCAGCAGAGCACGAGGGCGCGTCTCGTCGGCGCGAGCATGCGGGACAGCGCGGCCTTGTCGGCTGCGGGGAAGGCGGTCACCGGCAGGGACATGCCCGTGCCGGTCTCGTCGCCCGTCCCCTTGTCGCGCGTGGTGGCGAGGGTTGAGTTGCCGATGGAGAGGCTCCACGAGAAGGTGGACAGGTCAATCGGCACGTCAACGAGTCCCGTCATGGTGTCGCAGAGCCAAGCTCGCCATGCCATCTAAGCCACTCCCTCGTCAAAGGTCATGAGCCGCTGTCCCGCCCAGCTGTCGGCGTCACCTGTGCCGTAGGTGTGGAAGTTGGCGATGCCGGGGGCGATGGTCGCGTAGACCACGTGGTTGCCCGCAGGCACCGTCCACACGTCGCGGAAGAAGCCGCTCGTGGCGCTGGCCGGGAAGGTGCGGTGCTCGAAGGTGCGCTTGACCGTGCCATCCAGGTAGATCTTGACGTACACCGAGCCATCCGAGCCAGAGAGTGACGAGCACGTGACGGTGACCTCGACCGAGACGAGGCGCTGGGTCGGCAGGTAGAACGACTGGGCGGGAAGCGTTATTGCGGAGCTGTAGTCGGCGCTCTGCGGCCATGTGGTGTCGCCGAGCTTGCCCAGCGACGCCCCGTAGGGGATTGCGTAGCCGATGCTAGCGGCTTGGACGGCGTTGGCCGTTGTGGTCGCCCCAGCCGGCATGGTCATCTGCGCGAGCAGCGTGGCGTAGGTCGGGATTGTCGGTGCCGTGGGCGTGGCCGCTGCCGTGCCCTGCGTGACTCCGAGCGTCACGAGGTTGTCGGAGTCCCCCTGCGTGAGGTCGTGGCTGGTAATCCAGATGCAGTCGATACGGGGGTTGCCTGCGGAGTTTGCCTCGACTGTCGGCGTAGTGCCGCCCAAAAAAGGAGCCTTGGTCTTGCCGTCGCTTGCTCCCTTGCTGCATATCGCCACGCCAGCGGAGACTTGGTAGACGAGCGAGGTGGTGCCTGTGACCGCGAGTCCGTCACCCACGACTCCCGTAGACGCCCAGTCAGCGCCCAAGGTAAGTCTTAGGTCATGGTCGGACATGCCGACGCCAGCCGCCGACTGCGCGACGCCAAGTGCTGTGCTCATTGATGCCTCCTAGATGTACGTATCGCGGCAGACGGCGGTGACAGTGCCGCTGCCTGATGCCGCGAGGGACAGGGTTATCGAGCCGCCTGCGGGGACGGTCGGGAAGTCGTGGCTGGTGAGTCCGCGACTCACGTCCACGCCCGCGACCGAGGCCATGCGCGTCCGTGAGTCGAAGGTGACAGGCTGCCACGTCACGTCCCAGCCATAGGCGAGCTGCTTGCCCGTGGACACGTCCGTGATGGCGAGGCCCTGCGGCATGTTGCCTGATGCCGTGATGATGACGTCGGCTGGGATGGTGCCGTTGTTGTGAATGGTGCAGACGTTGCCAGTGCGGATGGCGCCCGCTCCGAAGCTGAGTGGCCAGTGAAGTACGTGCGACGAGCCAGCGAAGACCAGCCCTCCGCCCGTGCCGGTCGATGGGACGAGCGTGCCAGTGGAGGGCGTGGTGGAGAGCCGCTCGGGGCGCACGAAGGTCGCCGTGAGGGTTCCGGTCGCGACTCCCTCGTAGTAGTCGGGCTTCCACTCCACGCGGACGTATCCGCCCGCGCAGTAGGTGTCGCTTGACGCATCGACCACGCGCATGGTCACGAGGCGCTCCTGCGCGGCCGATAGCGACCGCATCGCGGCGAGCGTCTCGTCGCGCGTGCGTCCGAAGGCACCCACGCCGATGGTCACGACGCGGGACTGGTAGTGGATGTCGTTGGAGCGGATGTCATGCGCCCCGTTGCCGCTCTGACGCTCCGTGACGCTGACCTTGGCATCTGGGGCCGAGTCCCAGCCCGTGATGCCATCGGACGAGACCACTAGACCTGACCACGCATCGGGACCGTAGAGGTCCACCGACCCTCCGTCCCACGATATCGTCACCAGACGAGGCAGAATCATGTGACCTCCCTAGATGTACTGCGTGACGGCGCTCATTAGCGAGCGGTTGGCTATCGTGGCTGCGGCGTAAACGTCCTCGTCGGACGCGATGACCTTGGTGGTCTGGTAGACGTTGACGGGCCGCTGAGACTTGATTGCCCCCGCGGTGTCAGACCGAGTTGATAGCTTGTCCAAGGCATCAGCCATTAGGTCGCTGAGCTTGCTGATTGGCGTGATTGCCTCGGGGCCATGCTCGCCGACTCCAACCACGCTTGCTCCGGAGATGATCGCGCCCTTGGCGTACCAGTCGATACCGATGCTTGGCACGGAGAAGTTAGCTGGGTCGAGGTTGAGTGAACCCGATACGGTGAAGTGCGGGAGGTTTATGTGCGGCCACTCGATGTGGAGGTTAGCGAAGAAGGACGCTATGTTTCCGAGCGCGTCAGAAACCGCGTTCTGCGCGCCGCCTAGCCTGTCGGATATCGCCGAAGCAGCCGCTCCGAAGATTCCGCTGACTATCCCGGTGATGCCATTGAGGATGGACGAGAACGAATCCGCTATCGCGTTTAGTATTCCTCCGATTGCCCCCAGGACACCGTTGAGAATGCCCGTGATTATGTCACCGAAGCCCTGCATGATGGACGACGCGCCGTCTGACGCCATCTGCCAGTTGCCTGTGAAGACACCGACGAAGGCACCGATTACAAGCTCTATCGTGCCTACGATTACCTCGATGATGCCTGCTATAACCTGCATGGCACCCGATATGACAGCTGCAACGGCCTCGAAGGCGCCACCGAAGACGGCACCGACTATGCCAGCAGCCGCCTGTAGCGCGGGAATAAGGACGGCGGAAAGAACGCTCGCAATCCCCGTGAGCACTGGACCGATGACGGACCACATCTGCTCCGCAGACGCCTGTATCGTGGCCCATGCCGACGTAACGGCATCGCGGAACCCCTCGTTGGTGTTCCACATGTAGACGAGGGCCGTCATGACCCCAGCGATTGCCGCGACAATCAAAAGCACGGGGCCTGACGCAATCGCGGCCATGACGCCACCTGATGCCGTCATGCTCGATGCCACGGATAGTATCGCCGTACCAATCTCTGCAAGTTTCATCCCGACCGTGCCGACTACGAGCAGCACGCCGCCAAGCGCTGCGGTTACAGCGAGAGCGCCGACCACCATCTGCTGCTGGTCGGGCGTAAGCGATCCGAGCGCGTCGGCCATGGCATTAAGCTTGTCGGAAACTGTCGTGAGTATCGGACCGAGGGAGTCTGATATAGCCTCTCCGAGCTTCGCGCCCGCCACTTGCAAGCTCTTAAATGCCTGCTGCCCGCGGTCTATGCCGTCCTCGGTCTGGGAGAAGGTGTCGTCCACGGCGGTGGCGTAGTCGGACAGGCTCGCGGACAGGTCGGTGAGGTTCACCTTTCCCGACTGCGCGGCCTTTACGAAGGTCGTGCCGGCACGCTTGCCGAACAGATCGTATGCCTCGCTCGTGGCCTCGGCGCTGGTCGAGCTGTCCTGCAGCCTTGACACGAGGTCAGCGAGACCGGTGGACATGTCCTTTCCCTCGGAGTTGTACTCTGCCGCGGCCCTTTTGAGCGCCGCGAGCATCTGGTCTGAGTCGTAGCCGGACTGCTCGAAGCTGCCGAGGAGGGTTATCGACTGGCCTATCGACAGGCCCATGCTCTGGAAGGTGGCTCCGTTGGTCTGCACCTGGCTCATGAGGTCGTCCACTCTCGCGCCCGTCGCCTGTGACGTGGCCTGGAAGAGTCCGAGCACGTTTTGGGTCTGGTCTGCCGAGACGTTGAAGATGTCCATGGCCTGCGCCACGGTCTCCACGTCATCGGCGGCTGTGGTGCCTGTGTTCTCGCCGAACTTCAGGAACTGCTGGGAGAGCGCATCCAGCGCGTCTCCCGTAAGGCCGAACTTCGTCTGGACGTTGCCGACGACGTTTCCGATGTCGGACCAGTCGTCCTTCGCCGCCGCAGCGCTGGTCCCGACGTTCTCGACGGACCTTGCCAGGGCGTCTGCGGCTTCGCCCGTGGCTCCCGTCTGGCGCACTGCGTTGTCCTGGGCGGTATCGACGGCTTCGAACGCGGAGAGAGACCCAGTGGTAATGGCCGTGGTGGCCACCGATATGGCGGTTCCCACGGCCTTTATCTTTTCTGCTGACTTCTTCGCGGTCTCGGAGACGTCTATCATCTTCTGGCCGAGCTGACCAAGAGCGGTTTTGTGCGTCTCGTATACCGACTTGGCGTTTTCAAGCTCTTTTTCGTACTTTTGCAGGTAGACCTGCCCTGTCTCTATCTCGCGAGAGATGCGCTGGTATGTTGCGCTGGTCGTGTCGCCTGACTTGGCGAGCTTCTGCTGGGCCTGCGTCAGTTCGGCGACGCGCTGCTTGGTGGCGTCCACCTTGGCGCCTGCGGCCTGCACCTTGTCACCCATGAGCGAGAGGTTGCCCGGGTCTATCTTCAGGGCACGGTTGAGGCTCAGGATGTTGCCGTTCGCGGTCTTGACCTCGCCGTTGACCTTGGAGAGCGCGGCAGAGAGCTTGTCGGTCTTGCCGTCGAACTCGATGGTCAGGCCCTTGTACACGTCGCTTGCCATCGTCTACCTCCCATCATTGCAGCATCGCCCGTATGTCGGCCTGGGTCGCCTTGCGCGGCGCGTTGTCATCCTTCTTTACAGCGCTTTGTGCTGACCTTTCCCACGCCTCGGCGACCATGCCGACGCGCATTACAGTGCGCATTGACACTTCGCGCATTACCTCGCGCGATACGCCCACCTGCGACATCTGGACGATGACGTTTGCCGCCTGCCATCTCAAGGCCTCTTCTGGCGCCTGTATCCTGTCCTTGCTAGACTTCTTTTGAGGACTCCCAGACGCTTCGAAAGAACGCCCGACCGAACTCGTCGGACACCGCCTCTATCACGGATGCGTCGGCGGCCATGTCAAGCGCATCGTCACCCATGGAGCGCATCCATGCCTTGAAGCTGGGAAACGACGGGCTTGCCGTGCGCGCGAAGGACCACAACGCCTTTAGAATTACGAGAAGGGGAACCTTCCCGTTCTTCATCTCGTCGGCGGCCTCTGTGAAGTCCTTGGTCAGGTCACCGCCAAACTCGTCCTCATAAAGCACGAGCGACCATGCTGCAGCGTGAATCTTGATCGGATGACCTGCGAATGTTACTTCCTGCATTTTTCATCGCTCCTCTACGCCACGGTCGGCACCTGCACGGCATCGTACCAGGCGTCGTAGACGGTCGCGGACTGTTCGGTACGGATGAGTGAGCGCTTGGTTACGGCATGGCCGTTGACGACCACCCACGGAGCGGATGATGCGGAGAGGTCGCACGACTCGGTATCGGGAGTCTTTGAGTCGGACGTGGTTGCATGCTTGGCGGTCGGACGGCCTGCCACGACGTTGTAGAGACCATAGCGGGCTTCGTCCACGTCGCCATCGACCTCGAAGAGCAGCGCGAAATGCTCAGAGGTGGAATCGCCGGTCTCGACAAGACCGCCCACGCTGTCCTCTACGAAGTTGAAGATCGCTACGAGCACCTCATCGGGAAGCTGAGCCACTTCGAGCGAGCCTGAATAGCCGTTGTTGCTGTAACTGTCGTAATACTTGGCATTGTTGTCGGCGGCGAAGGCGTTCTCCTTGCCCTCTGCCGTAAGGTCGAGGTTGACGGTGCCGGGGATGTGGATGGGGGTGTCGTAGGGAGATGCCACGGAGACGTACGTCCAGACCACGGTGCCGTCCGTGACGGTACCGGACGCGGGCCACGTGGGGGTCGTGGAGCCGGACGTGCCTGCGGTGGTGACCTTGTAGACCTTGCTGTCGGCGGTGATGGTGGCGTTGAGGGCGTAGGCGTGGGTGGCCGCCCACGTAGAGACTGAGCCGCTCGACACCTTCGCCACATGGACGTTCGAGATGCCAAAACGGACGGTGTTTCCACTCATATTCGGTTCCTTTCAGTGTTATTTTTCGATGAGGTCTGCGGAGTAGATGGTCTCCACGAGGTCTTCCGATTCGACGTATGCGCCCGACTTGGCCCACGCGATGCCTGCGGCGTCAAATGCCGCCTCTATCGAGCGCTCCAATGCCAGATCCCGCTGGTCGCAGTAGAGCTCGAAGTCGTATCGTCCGATGACGGTCAGCACGCTGTTGTCGCCATAGGCGTTGTCGGTCGAGTCGAGCAGCCAGCAGACGTAGGGCGGTGTCTGCGTCGTGTCTTTCGGCCACCTGACGGCCACGACGGGCGTGCCAGTGGACTTGATGGCGTGGATGGCGTCGGTGAGCGTTATCACGTCGTCCCCTCCTCCATCACCTTCCGGGCGTCCTCGAAGGCGGGCTCGATGTGCGGTATCGCCGCGACGCGCCCGCCGTTTCGCTTGGCGTGGCCCTTTTCGAGCAGGTGCGTCAGCTGGTAGTCGGTCTTGTTGTAGACGGTGCCCTTGTACGCGCCCTCCGCCGTCTCCTCGATGGCGTATGACCATCCCTTGGCGTAGTCACCCGCCGTCTCGCCAGACTTGCGGCGCGGGGAGGTCTTGCGCAGGTCGTCGCGGGCAACCTTGCAGGCGTCCTTGACGTGTGCGCGTAGGGCCTCCTCGTTCTCAGCGAGCGTCTCTTCGAGCATCTGGTTGATGGCCTCTGAGAAGCCCGTCGTACCGGACGAGACCTTGATTTCGCTAGCCACGGTTGCCGGTCACCTCCTCGCACGTGAGGATCACATAGTCGGGCGTCTGCTGGACTCGCGTCACGGACAGCACCTTGCCGAGGTAGCGGATTGATGCCTCGTCGCGGTAGTCGCACCTGCGAATCTGTAGCATCGCCGTGGGATGGGAGCCTGCCTGCGCCGCAGCATAATAGGCCGTCGCGCCCAAGGTGCGCTCGTTGGCGTAGACGGCCCTCGCTGTGGTGGTCTTGGACGGCACGCCGAGGTCGTCGTACGTCGTCGTGGTCGTGAGCAGCTCGGCCATGGCGTCGTAGCGGGCCATTACGTTGCCTCCGTGAGCGTCTGCCCGTAGTCTGACGAGCACTTCAGCGCGGACAGCATGGATTGGTAGGCCACCGCGTAGCGGCTCGCCTCCGCATTGTCGAGGCCGAAGGCGGACTTGACGTAGCAGATGATGGCGACTCGTATCATCGGGTCGGTGTCATCCACCGCCGCGGCCATGACGCCGCCGCGCTTTAGGTCGGCCTTGGCGGCGGCTATGAGCGTCGAAATCTCGTCGTCGTAGTCGGTTGCCGTGATGCGCAGGGACGAGCGGACGGCGGGGAGAATGTCAGTTGTCATTGTTCGCCGCCTTTCGCGTCGAGCGCCTGCGCGTCTCGGGCTTTGCGGGGACCAGCTCCACGAGGGTGCCGTAGAGCGAGTGGACGAGGGACGCCACGCGAGCGTCCCCCGCCTCGAACTCGTCGCCTATCCTGCGTACGACGCCCGCCTCCCGGTCGTAGAACTCCCTGACTGTGCGGACGTGCATTCGCCCACCTCCTTAGGCGCCTGCGCCGATGGTGAGCTTTGCGAAAGCCTTGGGGACGGAGAGTCCGCAGTCGAACAGCGCGTACGCGGTGTAGCTGTGCTCCTGGGTCTTTGGATCGATGAACGGGGTAACGTCGATGCCGGAGAAGAGGTTGGCGGACATGGCTGCGGGAAGCCCGCAGATGATGGTGCCGTCCGCCACGTGGTCGTCCTGCTTGACGATGGTGCCGTAGACGCGGCCCTGGGTAAGGGGGTCGGAGTCCATGGTGCTGCCTATAAAGGCGGGGCGACCGTCGTTGTACTGGATTCCGGCGATGTAGTCCCAGATGGTCGTGGCGCTCGCGTAGATGGTGCGCGGCTTGGTGAGGGCCATGCCATCAGCGTCCGCCTTGATGACGGCGAGCATCTTGCGAAGGTCGGACTCGATAAGGGTTCCTGCGGTCTTGGCGGTGAGCGCCTTGTTGGTGGCGTCCATGCCGAGGGTGGCATCGTCAAGCCGCGCGAGCGAGAACACGTCGAGCGCATTGCCCTCGCGTCCTGCGACCTCGCGCTCCAACCAGGCCTCAAAGCCCGCGAAGGACTGGGTTGCCATCTTGCGGCTGATTGCTGCGGTCTTCTTGAACTCTTCTCCGGTGATGTCGATGGTGGTGAAGGTGTTCTGCTCGTCGGTCGCGGCAACGTTCTCGTCGGTCTGCGCGGCATCACCGGCAGCGATGGCAGTGTGGCGGACGAGCTGGTAGACGTTCCTGGCATTGTCGATGTTGAGGTCTGCGTAAAACGCCTGAGAGCTTTGCACGAGATCCCAGATGTGCGTCTGGATGACGGTCGGGAGCACCTGCGGGGTGTTCGCGGTGGTGGCCGTGAAAGCACGCTTCTCGGCGTCGGTCATCTCTCCCCCGTCGAAGAGGGTCACTCCGCAGCGCTTGGCCATGTCCTTCAGCCACGCCCTCTTGTAGACCTCTCCGGACACGCTGAAGTCGGTGGTCTCGTGGATGGAGCCGCGTACCTCCGCGCCGTTCCCGTGCATCGTGGCGATGGTGCGAAGCTCTCCGCGCTGGTACTGCGCTTCGAGGTCGGCGGTGAGCTTGGCGCGGCGCTCCTTAGCCGCCTCGGCGCTCTTGCGAAGCTCGTCAACCTTTGCGTCAATCTCCTTGATGCGGGCCTCGGCGGTGTCGAGGTCCTCGGCGGTCATTTCGTCCTCGCCACCGAGCTTTGAGCGGATGGCGTCCTTCTCGGCGAGCAGCTTTTCAATATCCATTCTTCTCCCTTTCATGGTCACAAAAAAAGCCACCCTCACGGATGGCTTGGCGCCTGTGCGCCTACGGTTTGTCGTGCTTCGGCTTACGTGGCGGCAAGAATCGCAATCCTGCGACGCCTCGACGCCAACCTTGCGCGCTCTGCCTGCTCCAGGCGTATGCGGTCGGTCGCTCCGGCCACCGCATCCCTCGCGCTTATCTCGGTGTCCTCGTCGGCGGGGAGTGAGACCGCCGAAACGTCGAAGACACGGAAGACCTTGTTTATCGTTTGCGTGCGCGTGCTCTCGTCGAAGTCAATGGAGTCGTAGTCGGGCGAGAAAGCCCAGCTCATGCGGTCAACGAGTCCGTTTGCGATGCTCTCGTAAAGGTTTCTTGCGAACTCCGACTTGGAAAGGTCGGCGGCGATGAAGAGCCCGTGGGAGTCGGGTTGCACGAGCAGAGTGTCGTTTCGCTGCCTTGCCGCGACCATCCCCGAGTGGTCGAACTGCATGATTACGTCGCCCATGTCGGCTCCGACAAGCGCCTGCGAGCTTATGACCTCGTAGTACGGCTGGTTGTCGAAGTCGCGCCCAAGCTCGTACGGCACGTCGAAGGTCGATGCGTATCCCTCGACGTAGTAGTTCGAGTCGAACTTCTTCGCTCCCTGCGCCACCGGCGAGAACATTGCCGGGGCGTATCGGTAGAGCGTACGCTTGCCATCGAGCACCTTACTGGGCGTCTTTCGCTGTTGAGGCATTGCTTCCTCCCGTCTGCTGCGTGGAGTCCGATAGCGCGTTGGCGGCCAGCGCTGACTGCGCGTCGCCAACCGTGTGCTCGCTGATGAGGTTCGCGTCGATGTACTCGCCGCGGATGATGCGCTTGTCGCCGTCAGGGCCAATCTGCGGCATCTGCCACACGTCCAGGGCCTGGTTGAGCGTCATGATGCCCCTGTCCACGAGCTGCGTGGTGACGTTGAGCTTCGTGACGTTGCTCGCGTATTGCAGGCGGTTTGACGATAGGGTTATCTCGTTGTGGTTGGCTATCTCGAATGGCGTATACGTCATGGCCGTGAGGACGGCCCCGAGCATAACGGCGAAGGGCTCGACCATGCCCTCGTAGAATGCGTTCCACCCGTCCTCCGACCAGTCGGAGTGGAGGATGGAGTCGTTGGTGCCGAAGTGGTCGTGGGCGTTGGTGCGAATGCGTTCCATCTCGGAGGAGTCTATCGTCCATGCGGTGGGCGTCACCTGCGTCACCGAGTCGAAGGACGTGTCGTAGAGCGCGAGTCCGCCCGAGTTGTCCACCGACAAGTTCGACTCGTTGAACTCTATGCGCTTCTTCCGGAGGTCGTCGGGCGAGATGTTCATTGAGACGCGCCCGAGGAACCGAACTGATGCGTTGTTCTTTATGGCTGCTAGCTCGGCCTGACGCTGAGCGTCAATGAGCTGCAGCGTGTCGTCGAGCGTGTTGAGCTTGTCGCCGAAGAGGTCGCTCATGAACTGGTGGCGCGTCATGACTCCCACGCGCGACCACTCCAGATAGCCCGTGTCGCCCGATGCGAAGCGCATCCGTAGCCATGGCGAGCCTGTAGCGTCCTCAATCACGTCAGTCTGCGACGGCAGCGCGACGGCATAGCCGACCTGCGTCGCCCCGTCAGCGCCGATGACCGGCACGATGAGGCACGTGTCGTTCACCATCAGGCACGTCCAGATTCGCGCGAGGAACTGCGGCGTGGTCGTCCACGGGTTTGGCTGCGTGAGAAGAGAGCGCGTGGCCTGCACCTCCGCGACGCCCGAGACGTTGAGCTCCAGCTTCGACGCCTGTCTAGCGCCAGCCTCGATGCACGCCCTTGTGAGGTTTGCCTCGTAGACCCCGCCGTCCCACGAGTTGAACGACGTGCTGTAGGCCGTGAGCGTCTTGAAGTAATTTCCAACAGCTTGCTTCTCGGCGTGGTTGCCGAAGACGAGGTTGTAGAGCGACCTGCGAAGTCCGTGGTTTCTCATTCCGTGCCATCATCCCCTTCCGGTGGAGTCCAGCCGACAAGCATCTTGTAGCTGTCGAGGTTGTCCCTCATCACCACCCACGCATCCAACTCGGCGGCGAAGGCGTCGATGCGGTTTCGCGGGTCCTGCCCCTTCTTGCTCGGGGCGATGTTCCCGTTCTCGTCGGTGCGCACCATGACGTTACTGCGGCACCACTCGGCCACGGGGTTCGAGTTGTCCACGAGCCGTCCCGCGCGGTATATCGCGCGAAGCTCCTTCATCGGCTGGGAGAGCGTCTGCGCCCCCTGCCGCACCTCGTGGCAGTTCGTCGCGCCGAAGAAGCCCCTGTACGCATCCATCGTCGGCATGTCGTCCCGGCCCATGTGCCACGGGTCGTAGCCGAGGTAGACGCAGTAGATGCCGTGCTCGTTCCTCAGCTCCTCCAGCCACGGTATGGCGCACCGCTTGTCGATGATGTTCCCCGGCTGCACGCGCATGAGGCCGCGCGCAATCCATTTATCGTACGGAACCGCGTCGCGCCCGCGACGGTCGCCCGAGGACTCGCGATCGCGCAGGCTCTCGGCTGTGACCCACGCCATGTGCAGCGCGTAGATATGGTTGTCCTTGGGCCGCATCATCAGGACGCAGCAGGCGGTAAGGTCGGTCGTGTCGGAGGCGTCGAAACCGACTACGGCATATTTGAATCCCATCTTGTCGAGGTCGAAAATCTCTGGGTTATGCAGCTCGTCGTAGGTGAGCCACGCCGTGGCCTGGTTCTCCACGAGGTCGAAGTCCTTGACGAGGACGGTGGGCAGATATGACGGATCGCTCTTAGCCTTGGAGACGTTCGCCCTGAGCGCGTCGAGCTTCTTGATGGTTCCGAGTCCCGGGTTGGCCTTGGGCCATGCGCTCTCGTCCTGCCATTCCGCGCGGTCGTCAAGCTCGTAGATTGCCGCGAAGAAGCGTTCCGCGTCCTCGCCATCGAGCATGCCATCGAGCCACTTGCAGGCATACTCGTACTGGGCGTCGAAAATGCCGTCGCGGACGAATCCGTTTGTGGTGATGCAGAAGAGCAGCGGGTTGTCTCTCGCAGACATTCCTTGCTTGGTGAGGTCGTAGAGGTCGCGGTTCTTGATGGCCGCGAGCTCGTCTATGATTGCCCCCGACACGTCGAGTCCGTCGCCCGTGTTGGTGTTGCTCGCCAGCGCCTGAATCTTGCCGAGGTTGTCGGGGCAGTAGAGGTCGCCCACTCGCTTGCGGACGTGTCGCGCGAGCGCAGGTGATTTCAAAATCATGTTGTAGGCTGCGGTAAAGCCCTTCATGGCCTGCTCGCGCTTGGTGGCGACGTTGTAGATTTCGGGCGCACCCTCGTCGTCGTTCACGAGCAGGTCCAGCTCCACGGCGGCGCAGAGCGTGGTCTTTCCGTTCTTTCTCCCGATTATCCACAGCACCTCCTGCGTCTTGCGGTTGCCGTCGCAGTCCACCATGCCGAAGACGTAGGAGAGGATTGCCCGCTGGAACGGCTGCAGCGTAAGCGGTGCGCCGAGGTGGCCCGCAGGCTGTCGGCAGAAGCGCTCTATGAAGCCGACGTGACGTTGCGCCTTTAGCTCGTTGTAGTGCCAGCGGGAGTCCGGTTCCGCGTCCATCTGCGCCATGACGATCGATGCCGTCTTGTGCATCTTGACACCAGCGACGATTGACCCGTCGAGGATGCCCCCGAAGTACTCGCGGATGGAGCGCTCGCACGCGCCGTCACTCCCGCGCACGTTGCTCGTCCTGCCAGCCGGTGAGGCTGTCTGCCGCGACCGTGCCAGGCCCCACCATCTGCACGAGCTTGCCTATCGCGCCGCCAAGCTCTCTGCTCGCCTTGATGTAGCAGGCGTAGGACGGGTTCTCGCGGACTCCCGTTTGTCCGCCGCCGTTGTCATACTCCACCACGGCACCGTTCTTCGAGTAGTCGGACCAGCATGCGTCCATGGTCGCGGACAGGCGGGCGCAGTTGGTCGCGAGCGTCTGGGCGAGCGGGCGCACGTCCTCCGACAGCGCTTCCACCATCGGGGATAGCTCGGATTCGTAGTCGCTGACGGTCTTCTTGGCACGCGCGCCCGATGGCTTCGTGCGACTCTGCGAGGAGTTGCGAGAAGCGGGGCGATTCCTAGCGACTACCATAGATACCACCCCATTTTGCACGACTCCACGCGATGTTTTTTATCCTCGTGCGTCGGTCTCCCATCTG